CATCTACCTGGTGGTGTACCAGCGCATCTACCTGGGCTCGCATCTTGCCCGGTGGCAGCGCCCGCACGGCAGCGATCTGCTCAGCGGCGGGCAGATCACGCACACCATCAGCAAACGCTTGCGCCTCCGCGAGCAACTCCTGCCCGGCCACCCTGTTCTCGGCCGCGATCTGCATCGTCGCAGCATCGGCGGAACTCCAAAGACCCCCCCGCACGCCCTCCTGGAGTTCGTCGCGGATGGCGTTCATCGTCTGCACCCGCTCCGTGGGGTCGCTGATGTTCTCGAGGCTATCCAGTTGCGACTCGATGAAGAGCCTCCGCTCGGCAGAAGCCTTGTCCACCTGCGCCTGCCGGACGCCTTGGGCAATGCCCATGCGGCCACGCTCCAGCGTCCCCGCCAGCCGCTCGTCGAAGAGCCCCTGGAATTTCGGATACCGCAACCCCTCGCGGAATTGGTTCGCGATCTTTCCAGACCCTTCCGCGTACATCTGGTTGCGCTTGTGGTGATCCGGCTCTGCGTCTACCTCGAGGCTCAGGTCATTCAGGGCTCGCGTGGCCTCGGCCAGTGACCCGGACACCTTTGCACTCATCTCCTGCTCGAAGAGTTGCAGCGAGATGTCACCCAATTCAGTGGCGGTTTGACCCAGGGCGGCCATGCCTTCGCCGCTCCCGAAGTCACGCGGGACTGCACGGCGGCCGAGGCCAGCCGGGTCTGCCAGTACCTGGGGAATCTTAGGCATCAGTAGCCTCCCCGTCCGCCAATGTTGCGCCGCAGCATCGCGTCAGAGACTTGGCTGTCCTTCGTAATGTCTGCGTAAGGCGTCTTACCTGGGGTGCCGTAGAGCGACAGCGCAAGCCCAGCCGTCCGGTTTATGCCTGAGAGAAGCGACGCCCCGGCCTGCATGTTCCCCTGGCGGATAGCGTTGGCCCCGTGTGCCCGGTCGAGCCGTGCGGTGTTGCGTGCCGCAATCGAAGCATTCAGCGCATTCACCTCGTACTCCGCAGCGTTCTGCACCAGAGCCTCGAGCCAGCCACCCTCCTCCGCAATCACCCCACTCTTGCCAGCCATCTGGGTGAACTGGCTGGAAATGGCGCGGCGGGCCAACCTGCGCCGCCTGCGCTCCTCCGCGTGCCCTTCCATCTCGGCACGCACCGCGTTGTACTCAGCCGCCGCCGCCGCTGCCCGTGCCTGGGAGCGAGCAGCACTGGCCTGCATGATTGAGCCGGCCAGCCCGCTGATGGCACCAATTCCGAAAAGTGCGTCACCTGCTTCCATAGCTAGCGATCCTGCGTAATCAGTTGCGGCATGATTGCCGTCACGGTGCAAGGCAGCGGCAGCGTGTGCCGGACTGTCACCTTGCCCGCCTGCTCATAACCCGAAGGCCAGGGCAGCACGTCCGTGTCTCCGTCAAAGAGCGGCACCGGGGAATCCATCGGATCAAGTGAGTCGCGAAGGTGGAACTCGTCCATGTCTGCATCCACCTCGGTGGGCCCGTACCGCAAGCCGCCCCCCGTCTGATCGAGGCGCACCACTACGTTCGTGATCCGCTTCGTCTTGCCCTGGGCCGTGCCGTCTGCCGCTCCCGCGTCCAGGCGCATGGTCTGGAGCGTGGCCGAATACTGAAGGCCGATATGCACGGACGTTGCTGCACGGTCAAGCGTCACCGAGCCACTGCTCACTACCTTGTCCAGGTGAGTCGCCCCGTCTGCGAGGATCGAAACAGTCTCGCCCTCGAGGTGCTCCAGGCCCGTCATGGTGGTGGCGGCCACACCGGAGTACGAAAGCCCCGAGTCAACGAAGAAGGCAGCGCTGGCCGCATTGGCGCGGAGCCACTCAGGCTCGAGCACCTCCACGTACCTCTTCGTCGCGCCCCCAATCGTGCGGCTCACGATCATCCACAGTTGATCTTGGTCTTCGTTGGGGTGCGGAATCACCGCAATGCTCTCGACCTTGGAGTCGGTGCCGCCAATCGTGTGCCGGTGCCATGCCGTGACCTGCTGCGCCCGCTCGTAGGTGAAGCAAACCAGCCCCCCATTGGCGAGCGTCCCCCACAGCATACGGTTGGGCTCTTGCTGGAAGGCGAGCCGCGTTATCCCGCCCAGCGTCACATGGTCGGCCAGGATCGTCATGTCTGGGGCCACGTAGGCGTTCACCGTGTCATCGAAGACAAGCTCCCGCACCTTGCGCCCAGACCGCTGAACGAAGAGCAGCACCTGCTCGACACGCACCGGGGCCACCTTGGTCTTGCTGCCATAGGTCGAATGCCGCACCACGCGGACATTGCCCGGCACCAATGCCTCGGTTTCAGTCGCGGCCGATACCACAAACTCGCCGCCTGCGGTGCCAATCATCAGCACCTTCCCGGCATTGATCCACTCGATCACATTGACTTGATCGGTATTCAGGGTGAAGATCAGAGCAGACTCGTCTAGGTCTACAATGTGGTGGTTCTCGTACTCGCTGGTCTTGGACGCCCACAGGGTTTGCGGGTTGTTCGCCGTGCCTGCCCACCACAGGCGATCCTCGAAGAAGGACACCGTGCGCGGGTAGCCGTTCTTTCCTGTCCAGGCCCCATGCGCCCAGCGGTGCGTAGCCCCAGACACGCCCACCACACTTTCCGGCAAACGCTTCACCACGTCGGCCGTGGCCGTCAACCCGTCCACCGCTGCGGCCGTGATCGTCACGTACCCCTCGCCGGGGTGGTGAAAGTCCCAATCCCACTTGCCATCGGACTCCGTGCCCGTGTCGTGGATCGGCGCGCTGGTGCCGGTCTTCGTCTGCCCGTTCTTGTTGTTCAGGGCGTAGACGTTGCCCTCGAAGTAGACGGTATCCCCAGGGCTCAGCGTTCCCTTGTACCGGGTGTTATCGGACGCCGACTCCCATACCCCGTGATTGCTGCCAATGATCTCGGAGAGTTTGAACTGCCCGCCCACCATCGAAGACACGAAGAGGGCCGAGCTTGCAGTGAGCGTGATCCCTGTCCCGGTAGCCGCACTGGCATAGACCGTCAGCGTGGTGTCCAGGTTCTGCGGCTCAAAGGGAACATGGTCGAAGGTAATCAGGCTCAGCGTCCACGCATCATGCGCCGTGCGAGACAACTTGCGCGGATTGTAGTCCGGGTGCGCCAGATACAGAACGTCAGCCGACTGCGCGAACTGGATCGCATCCAGGCTCGCAGACGAGTAAGGCGTGGCTACCTCATAGACCCGCTCTGCGGTGCCGGTCGCAGACGTAGAACCGGGGGCCGTGCTCGTGTCCAGGGTGAACGTGGTCGCCCCTGTGAAGGTGATCGTCCAGTATTTTCCATCCAGCGCCGCTATCCCGGTGCCCGAGATATAGACCTCTTCGCCCGTCACATAGGAGTGCGCGGCCGTAGTGACCTCCACCGGGGTGGCGTCGGTCGTGCCGGTGATCGCCTTGGACGCCTCGAGCACCGTGCCGCCGTCCTTGTAGACGCGCATGTACAGGTTGCCAAACTCGAGGATGTACGCCTGGGTGGTGCCAAACTCGAAGGGGATCAGGCGCGTCAGGTTGGCGCTGTCCTTCACCTCGGACACAAAGCGGGTGCCACTGCGCTTGCGTGCCCCGCCCTGCACCAGCGGATAGAAGTTCTCCATCTTGGCGCAGCCGTTGGCATACTTCGCCAAGTCCACGCGACCCTCGAGCGTGGGGCTCAGTTCGCCCGCGTTGAATGATGACTGGATTGTCGAGGCTTTTGCCAAGTCAGTACCTCGCGTTTATCCAGGCATCCTCCTCGAAGGGCATCGGGCTCTGCTCCTGCCCATCTGCCATCCGGGCCCGTGAAAGCAGTTCCTCGTACTCCCGCGTAGCGATCTCGCGCTTCGTATTGCTCTGCGTGAGTTCCTCGCAAAGCTCCATCGCCAGACGCGCAGCGACGGCACTCACCAGCAGCGAGTCCCATTGGTTGGGGTCTTCCTCGCGCCGCACGTAGCGGATCGAGAGCGGTGAGCCTTCGTCAGAGAGGAGTTTCTTGCCCTCGACTACCCAGGGCAGTGTCGTGTCATAGACCTCGACAACGCGCAGACAGTCGGCCGGGAGTTGATACTCATCGTCATACCCGAAAGCCGGGGAGGTGGCGAGCTTCGCCAGGGAAGCCCGCGCAATGGCGGCATTCCAGGGGTGTGCGCGGAGCACCTCATCACGGACGTGCGTATAGGCACCGTTGCAAGCCCTGGCCTGCTTGGTGTCATCCGTTAATGAAGTGATCCGCGCCTCACCGACACGGCTAAGCGCCCTGTTGCATATGTCTACGCTGCTGGGCATCCGCTATCGGCTCCCCCCCGTGGTGCTAGTCGCCGCTCGTGTACTCGAACTCCACGACATAGTTCTGTGCGGTGGCAACCGTGGCGGTGGCCGTAATGACCACGTCCCAGTCTTCCATCGGGTCTGAGGTATCACCGTTCAACTCCCACAGCGTCTTGCCCCTATCGAAGTCATCCAGAGCCCCGTCCGTGAAACCCTCGATACCACCCGCCGCTGAAGCACCGGATACCGCCTGGGCAGCCAGGAAGATGTCCGCGTCTACGACGGCACCGTCATGCGCTGTCCCGGACTTCCAGATCCCCATGTTCACAGCGCCACTACCACCGTCCGCGGTGTTGTGGACTGTGATTTTGTGGATTCTGTCGCCGCTCTTGAACTGCTTCAGGCGGATCTGGCTGGCCGCTGTGTCGGTTGTGAGCGTTGCGGTCGTGAGGACTTCCGCCCTCGCGTACCTCTTGCGCCCATGAGACACACCAGCCGGGGCCCTCTTTTGGCTGTCCAGAGTTGTCGGCGTCGATGCTTCTGCAAATAGTTCCGAGAAAAATAGTCCTGCCATGAGTTTGTTTCCTTGTTCCTGTGACACTCAGGGGCCGGCACGACTCCGCACCGGCCCCCTTATGTCATTGGGCGGTACTAAACGTCGGCCTGGATCCTCACGACCTTGCCGAGTTCGAGGCGCGTGGCCCCGATGGTGGTCTTGAGATAGACCTGCGTGGCGTAGCTCTTGTCCTCGCGCTCGCTGATCTTGGTGGTGATGTCATTCCACACGCAGAGGTGCATCCCACTCTTCGCCCACATGGGGCAAAGTGTCGGATCGTCCCCAGCACCCGGAATGCGCTCCGTGGTGATGAAGTTGATGCCCAGGAATGACCTCACCCGGCCATCCACCAGCACCTTCGTGTTGTTGCTGTCGATGGTCTGGATCTGGGTCATGCCGAGCAGGTCTTCATGCTGCGCTGCGGTGATCGCCATGAAGATCTGATCGTTGTCAAGATCGACCTCGTTCTCCATGAGAATCCGCTTGCCTTCCTGAAGTTGACCAATCTCGAGCGCACCCGTTGATCCGGCTGTCACGGTGTTGCCCGAAAAGGCTTCGTCCGTGGTGCCGTTCTCGCCGGTCTTCGCAGTGCCGAAGAACGCGCCGAGAATCTCGTCATCGATGGCACGGCCCATGGCATACGCGCCATTCACCGCGTAGGGTGACTGCGGATTGATGAGCATCCGCACCTTGTCCTGGTCATCGATGAGATCCGCCCACTCGTAGTCCACCGGGAAGACCCAGCGTGCATCGTGCGGGGTGGAGATCAGCGGCGTGTCCGCATGGCGCGTGGTTCGCTTCTGCGCGTTGACTGCACCCACCTGCTCC